ACCACATATTATCATCTATACCAAAAGCATCTTCAGCAAAGTTCCACCATTGACCCCTGTACCATGTAGTATCTAAAATCATAGCATCAAATCCATATACAGGATGTTGTCTATGTTTTGCACCAACACTAATATTGATTTTATTATCCCATAAATCATGCTTAAATCTAAAATCTGCAGATCCGTAATTTATGTCTTCTAAACCTAATTCAGTCCAAGACACTCTAGCAACATACCATGGTCCAACAAATCTTAACCAGTATTCTTGATTTAAGTACTCATTACCCCACTGTCTACCTTCTGTCCATTTAATTAGATATTCCCAACCTTCAACTGGACCAAACGTAGCCATTTCATTTGCATTACTTTCAGAACCATCGTACCATTCACCACCTTTTCCTGCGTTTCTTACACCACGTTTTGGTTCATATTTGAATCTTCCAATTTTCCGTATACCGAAAGACTTTTGAAAATCTGGTTTTAATTCTCTCTCGTCTCTTTCAACTTGTAATTGACCAGTGCTTAGTCCACCTACAATAGAAAATCTATCATCTTGGAATCTTGGCGCATTTAAGGAAAAACTACCATAAGCAGTTGAATACTTAAAGAATTCATTAAAGAAATTTTGGCCAAACAAAGATGAGGTTAAGATCAACCCAATTAAAGTCTTCTTTAACATCTGTTTTCTCCAGTTATTTAGTCATCAGCATGTTCTAGCAGTTTAACATCGTCTTCCGCGTTATTAAACCAGAAATCTATTACTTTAGCGAATGATCCAACGAATCCACCCAACATAAGCAATAATATTTCTTTCCAGCCACCTACCACATCAACACCGTTACTCATGAAGAAAATCATAAGTGCCAGTATTGTAGCGAATAGAGCAACTACAACAATACTGATTAACCATTTTTTATTTTGTCTAAATTTTATTATGTCAACTAGCTGTTGATTGATAGCATGTTTTTGGTCTTGTATATGAAAACCATCATCTTTTATTTTATTTTCTGCCATAATTTTCATCCTATTTATCGTTTGCTATTGAAGCCTTTCTATACTCGGTAACCATTTTTTTAATTTCACCTATGGCTTTTCGAGCTCTGCCCCCAGCAGCTTTGTTACCCTTTTCTGAGTGCTTAGCATGATTCTCTTCAAATGCACTCCATAATTCTTTCATTTGTTCGTAAATTGCGTCCATGTTATTCCCTTTCTTACAATATTAAATATCGAATCTAACTATAAAAGACAACGCCAATTCTGTATCATTTTTAATTGGTCTAGATGTTTTTGCTATAGCTAGTAAATCTCCGTGATCGTTATACAACCCGACTGTAGTTATATAAGGCATAAAGGCAGAATGAGTAGCAAAATTCTCAGTTTGCGTAGTTGCCGTATATCCACTTCCAGTATCGTAGTATGATTCTCCAGGTGCACTGACAATATCTCTCATAAGATTCATGTCTAGTCCTGCTGGAACTGTTAAACTTCCACTTCTATTTAGCGAAACACTAATATTGGTACTGTTATTGAATTGACCTTCGGGAACTATACAAGTATATTCATGTTCGTATATTGTTTTGGTAGAATCAAAATTTAATGTCCACCCGTTAGAACCACTGTCAGTTCCCCCTGTATTTGAATAGCTACCAGTATCCGTAATCATTATCAATCCATGATCGTAAGATACTGTACCTATTGCCGAACCAGATCCTTTAGCTGTTGGAGCTGAACCTGAAAACTGTGTATAATATGTATTATCATACAGGTTTCCATATCCATCATCCTTAATTGTTCTAGCAACATTACCAGAATAATCAACTAAACTAATAGATCCCGTTCTAATTCTTTCTCCATATAATTTTTGTGGTATACTTATAACGTTTGCTTCACCATGAAGCTCCCTACATCTCAATACTTGCCATTCATACTTTCCACTTGAATGACCTTTACCATGTCCAAATGGTGGAAAACCGTTGTCAATTATAAATTGTGGTTGAGCAGCTTTTGCAGCTTTACGGTTACCTACTCTGGCAAACTCAAAAAAGTTTGCATTTATTTGGTTCCATAGTGGGATTTTATAATATTCGTATGAGGCTCCACCGCTAACGTATGTTGTTGTTGCGGCTGATTGTGAAACAAAACCTGGATTTCCCTTTGTACTTCCTGAAACTGCGTGTAACGGGAATACTCCTAAATCGGTAGCAGTATCCGTACCGTCATAATATTGAATCGAAAACGATTTATGTACTTTATAGGGAGTTACTCTCCTGTCATCGTCTGATATTTGACCAAACATTGGTTTCCTCAGTTTAGTAATAAATATTTAGAACCAGCAAATAATCTGGTTATAACTAACCTTTGTTAGAAGTCTAATCTTACTTTTATGAGGGCTTCTCTGCTTGTTGACTTGAGAATTGGTTTAGATAATTTAGCAACGGCTAATAGCTCGTTAGCATTGTTGTATAAACCTACTGTAGTTATGTAAGCCTTAGGATCAGTCCTAAACGATGGAATAGCCAATACATTATCTGACCCAGAATAATAAGTTGGGTTTTGACTATGATTGTAATTACCATGTTTTACTCTACAGAAATAATGTGTAGATTTTATTTGCTCTTCCCTTCTAGCTGCGAAGTAAGATCCTCCTTTAACAGAATCAAAGAAATCTCCGGCATTATTATCTTGAGCATTTGATGATGTACCGTAACCAGATATAAATGTCTGACCACCTAAACGATCTGCATCTAAAACTAGTATTCCACTTTCAGGATAAAATTTTCCATAGTAGCGGGTTGCTCCTGAACCAGTATTAGCTGTTCCTGAAGCAATCGATCCAGAAATAACATCAAACTCTCTAACTGTTGATTTTACATTTGGATCAGCAGTAGCACCTGAGTTATCAATCAACTTAAGTGTTGATGCATCTGATCCTGATAAATGAAGTTCCCAGTTGCCCGGATCCATTTTTTCTTTTAATCTTGATCTGTTTAGTGAGATTGCAAATATAGAAGTAGATGATGTAGCATTTGCTGCACCATACTTAAATTGTGTTTCTGTTTGTGGGAGTAGTAAGTTTCTCAACTGTCTGTATATTGCCTTAGAAGCCTTATAGTTACTGTTTCCTGTCAATGAACCTGAACCATTGAAATGTCCATAGGTTACTGAAAACTGTATTGAAGCAGTTGCGTTGGTGCCGACAACACCATTATAAACATCGTAATAATGTTCACCTGTACTACCGCTTTGTGTAGAAGATGTATGAAATGCAGTCAGTGTTCCCACTCCTCCTGACCACATACCGGAGGATACAGTATTAACCTGACCCGGTATTATATCTTCGTCTTCAAATGGTGTGAATATGCTCATGTTTTAACTCCTAATCACTAATAAATATTGTTTTGTTATGTTTTAGGCTTAATTACTACGTCAATTATTTTAGTTACACCAGATTTTGTACCTGTTATTTTTAACTGTACGTTTCTCTGGTTGTTAACTACCTTAGGTACTAAACTAATCGACTTGCCTGTTAATGTTTTACTTGGCATTACTTTTCTAGCTCCACGTCTCTTCCCTTATCCGGTGCAGAAAAGCTAATATCAGGTTCTTTCTCGGAGTCTTTAGCTCCCTTACCGTCAGTTCCTTTTTCACCCTTTATCACGTCTTTTGAGAATGGACTTTTTGTGTCTACGACATCATCGAATACGATGTCCTGTTCTTTTTCCTCTTCTGCCGCAGCTTTACTTGAAGCATTCATAATTACAACACTTGCTGGTATTGCGGCTGACAGAGCCCTTGTTAATGTAATTCTTGTTTTTTGTGCATTAATGGCTTTAACAAATGCGTTGATTTGTTGTTCACCACCTGCTTTAGATCTATATGATACTGTTATCTGACTATTTTTAGTTAAGCCAATATCATTAAATGTTCCACGTTCTGCTTCGGTAATTATCGCTCTATTTGATTTGGAAATTTCTGCAATTGCACCTTCCATAGCAGCTTCATTATTAACTGTTGATGCGCCACCTTTATTTCCCTTTCCAGTCTTAGAGTTTTCTAAACCAAGTGTTATAATACCTGCACCTTCTACATTTATTGCAACACCTCTATCAGCGTAGATAATTTGATCATTTGTAATTCTTTGTGTTAGTCCTTGTCCACCTACCAATCTTATTTCACCTTCAGCTTTGATAGCAGCAATTGATATATCTGATTTTGCATCTCTTGGAAATTTAAGTACGTATGCACCTTTAAATAATTTTTTCTCTTGTCTACCTAATGGAATTCTTTCGTTGTTCTTACCAAATAATATTTGCTGATAACTAGATTTGGCTACTGGTTCACCGTCTAAAGTAATCTGTTCCATTATTACAGTATGTGCAACGTTTTTAACCTGTTCTGCATAATCTCCAACTATTATATCAACAAACTCATCATCTTGTAATTCAAATATGTAGTCTTCATCTTCATCAAATCTAAGAGTAGCTGGAGAAATTACTACAAAATCAGGACTAGATGCACCATCTCCAAACATACTAACTGTTTCAGGTGTTCCACCCATTTGTGGTACCTGAGTAGTTGAAGGTGGCATCGTATGTAATTTGTATTTTAGAGCAGAGTCTGCACGTGTGAATGATTCCAATATTGGCATGTTTTCAATAGCAATCCCATAAAAGTTTGGTCCATTAGTATTAGATTCATCGTACAATGAGTAATCGATTTCATCATCTCCCAACGCAAACTTCTCAATGTTAAAAGAATTGCTAGCTAGTTTTTCTCTGCCCTTATCGGTTAAAACGGCATCTACTATTAATATACTGCTATCTAGAAAAGCCATTGGCTAATTCCTATGTTTATGATTCGTCTACAAATCCAACGTCAATTGTGGTTGCAAATGTTGCTCCGTAAGTTAAACCGGTTACAATTAAAGTCGTTGTAGGATTAGGTTCACCCGCTGCCGGTTCATTTATTGCTTTGGAAATAATAGTACATGAACTACCAAAAACTGTTTGACTTATGTTTTGGGTAGATTCTACGTAATTTATTCCACCATTAGCTCCATCACCGTCGTTATTTGCTGAAGTCAAACGAGCAATAGAAGAGTTTAAAAGCGTAAATGAATATCCATCAGGATCGTTTGTACCTTCATTTGGAACATTCGTTGTAGAAGGTGTAATTGAAATTCCAGCTTCTCCTGGATTGCCTTGTGAACTCCATGTAAGTGAGTATGAACTTTGAATTCCAGATAAGGTCGACATCTTTCTTGTTCCAACGGCTCTAGTAACCAACTTATAACGCATAGTTGTATTAGCATCTGGAGTAGGTTCTAGTAGAGGTAAATTCTCTATGACCTGTCCATAGTAATCAGTACCTAATGGATGACTTACATCCCAAAGGCTATAATCAACTTCGTCATCTGCTAAAGCAAATTTTGTTATTCTAAATTCGTTTTGTCCGCGGGCCAGTAACTCTCGACCTTTCTTAGTTAGGATCGCATCCAAAACAGTTGTTGCGTTATTAAGGTATCCCATTTCAATATTCTCCTACGATTGTATAATAGAACTTATTTGTAAATAAATATAAGTCTATACTAATTATTCACCTTTTAATTCCGTATCCAAGTACTTTCCACCAGCTTTATCAGTCTTTACCTGATATGGATTGGTTTCAAATATTTCTACGGCTTTTTGTTCCCCGAATGGAACGGTGTTTCCATTTTCCTTACATCCTGCGTAAGCTAAATTAAATAATGCTGTATGATTATCATATACCGATTCAAATTCACTTGGCTGTAACGAGTGTGAATACGGCATGTTAACCGACGCACTTAAACTAGATGAATAGAATGGTATAGTTTCCTGATTAAACCTTGACAATCTTGATCCAGATACGTTAGGCGGAAATGATTCAAAGAATATATTATCTCCTCCACCAGTTCGTATAAATGATCCACTATAATCACCTTGGTAATCTAATTCCAAAGGATCGTCATGGTTTTTAAAACTTTCGAAACTAAATAAATTAGAAGCTATAATTCCAGATCCACTTCCTATATAATCAAACCTTTGTGAAGATGCAGACGTCGCATTTCCAGAAGTACTTCCCTGTCTTAATAGTAAATTACTACTTGTTACTTCGTTTGCATCCCAATAGTAACGTGCAGTTCTTGTAATTTGAGATCCAGATATTTGTGTACTAATTGCATCTAAACTTCCAGATCTTTGAAGAGCATCACTACCAGATATAGAATAATTTTCTAAAATATCTTCTATCCCAGCATATCTTCTGTATTCTGCTGATGAAGTCGACGGGTAAAATTCTGTAAAGTCGTATATTGCAGTTTTCTTCAAATCTTCCATAGAAGGATTTTTACCCATGGAAACTTTAGTTCTTTCTAATAGTGTTGGTTCAATTAATATACCAAGATTTTTCTTGGCCCTTGCTGGAGATAATCGTCTTAAATGGTCAAATAAACTTAAATCATAATACTTAATAAGTTTTAAGTAATCCCAAAATCCTTGCTTTGTAGTCCATTTTTTCCAATATGTATCTGCTATTCTATCTAATTTTCCATACTCATATCTATCTGCAAATTCATCTCTAGGATCTCCAAGATATTTTCCAAAATCTAAATCTGCCATTGATAAAATTATATCTTCGTTTATAACATCTGTTGGCGCAAAAAATATTCCTAACTTGTTAGAATCATTAGAAGCTAAATCATAAGAACTTACCTCTACTCTTTCTGTTGGACTTAAATTTGTTGGCAATCCATCTGGTGTTTTTAGTACATTTGATTCTAATCTAATTTTATTAGACTTTTTAGCCATACCAATTCTTGGTACAAATGCTTTCTGTCTATCTTGTACATTACTAAAGTTTATTTCATCTGCAAAACCAGAAGCTGTAGCGTAAGTTTGTCCATCAGTTAATGAATAATCTTTTATTCCATTTGGACTTTCGCCTGCACTAAGATTTATATTGTCATCCATTGAGAATCTAAGTGACATGTCAAAGTATGATGAGCTTTCATGATTTCCGTTAACTGCTTTAGGTGCAGCAACATGATTGAAAAATGCAGATGCTGTTAACGGTGTACTCCAATATCTCCATTCCATCAAAGATCCACTGTACTGAAACCCTCTCCGATCGTCATCCTCTTTACCACCAATAAACCAGGTATGATCTCCTGCAGCACTTCCTGTTTTAAACCAAGACTTTAATAAGCTACCAGTTACAGTCATACTGGCTGAAGCTTTTGTAATTACTCGATCTATTCCAGAGTCATAATATCCTAAGAACATATCGAAACTTTGTGTCATTGTAGCTTCATCGTGGGCGAACACTTGATCTTCGTAGCTACTAGATATTGAAGATGAGTTTGCGTTTCTTCTTCTAACCATTGTGGACCAATATTGCCCGTTATAAATCGGAAGTTCTTTTATACTCATACTTTGTTCTAATCCTGCACTTCCTAATCCTGCACTTCCAGAAAGAACAAATGTTAATAATCCTTTTGCATCTCCAGATCCACTATTATTTGTTAGGTATATTCCAGCAGTTGTTTTTCCAGCATCATCAACTTTGTTTGCAAGTATTTGATTCTTTTCTACCCCAGTTTTAAACCTTGCTTCTATAGTATTTGGTGCTTGTCCGTTACTATGATACCATGGTGATTCCACATATTGAGCACCTTTAAAGTCTAATGCTTTTGTAAATCTTGGTTTTATTTCATAATCAGGTTCTCCACCTATTTTTGGTCCACCATATTCTTGTATTCTTAATATTGAGGTTGGTATACCATAAGCCGCTAATACAGATTTTAATCCCTGTTTTGTACCCTTAGATTTTAACATATATGGCATACTAGCAAGGATTCTATTCCATATTTCTCTAGTAACATCCTTCTGTGATTTCTTTGTAAACCTAACATTGTATATTCCGGTGTTAGATCCAGATTCAGCCAATCCCAAGTAATATTGAGGAAGTGAAACTAAATCTTTTCCTTCTTTCATTTCAAAGCCCAAAGACTTTGCAACAGGTTCAACTAACGCTTGTGATATTCCCTTAGTTATATCTTCTGATCTATCATGTACATCTGTTAATGCTTTTATATGTGTCCATATTTGATCGTAATGGTGACCAATCATGTGCATAAACCTTAAGAAGTCTTCGTTTTCAACATCATAACTTATATGTTCTGGAAGTAAATTGATTAGCATATTTGGATTTGCTCTATCATAAGTTCTAGCATTTTCTATTATACCATCATACCATGTAGTAAACTGAGATTCAGTTACAGAATAATTTTCGTATGGGCTTGTTAGTGTACCATCTCCAGATTTTTTAGGTATAGCGTTATCATAGAATAACCCTAAAGAACTAGTAATATACGAAGAACTTTGGAAATACATGTAGTTTTCAAAGTCATCAAATCCATTAACTACGTCACGTATAGAATCTTCCCACTTTTGTATTTCAGCTTGTGCTGCACTTACAGAAGTTCCTGGATCATTTACCAAATAACCAGTGGCTGTGTAATTTCCTGTTAGTGATGCACTCCTTTGTTGAAAAACTTCAAGGTTCACTAACTTAGTTTTCATATTTTTGACTCTTTGTTCTACAGAACCAAAATGACTAAAATGCTTAAACTGTGCATAGTCTACATTTATAGTGGCTTTTTCTAAGCTACCACTTATTAATCTATTTTCTAATTTTTCCCTTACTGCTTTTCCATTACCAACAATATCCGTGTGAGATAAGTATTCAGTTTGTCTTTCACGTATTGGTGAATCTAAATCCTGAAACTTAGGTAATCTTAATACAGTTTCTGGTATTGCTTCGTCTAAGAATGGAATTAAATCTACTTTTTCCCTAAGATCTGGTGTTACTTCTTCTGCTATGTAAACTTGATCTAACTCTGTAATATCTTCTGGTAATGGGTCTAAAAGTTTGTATGCTAGTGCTCCTGGATATTCATCAGATTGTACAGGTTTAAAATTAATAATTAATGATTTGCTGTCATCACCAGTAATCAAATATGTGTATAAATTATCTGGATCGTTTATCCTATATCTTGTAAACCAACTTTCAAATGGTGTGGCAGGATTAACGACATCTGGTCCAGAAGTAATGGCATTTATTTCTTCCCCAAATTGAGTATATGTTTTATCAACAATTGCTTGAGTTGAACCTTCAGTGTTTATTACGTCTAAAATTTTTCCCTCATATCTTGCAAAAACATTTTGTTCTTGTTCATCTTGGACTTTATAATCAATGGTAAATCCCTTATCAAATGTAGAAAATTTGTTTACTTTAAAATTAGATAAAATATTTCCCTGTGCTTCTGCTGCTATATCGTATTTTTGTGTAACTACGAGGGTGTTAGAATCTATAATTTCTTCAATCTCTAATTCTAACGGAGCAAGTACAGCACTGTCATCTACTCTAACACGAATGTCAGATGTCATAATCAAATCTACTTTTACTTTATCAACATATAAAGGACCAAAATCACCATAGTGACCGTACACATATAAGTTAACTGGTTTTTCTAAATTAAATTTATCTCCTACAACAAACTCAAAGGATGCGTATTCCCATTCGTTATATTCTTCACAAGCTATATATCTCCTAGCTGAACCCTCACCATTGTTGTTTCCCAAATCTTGTAAAGCGAATGTTCTTTTCTCAATTGCAAATTCTCCATCTGCATCTTGTTCTATTTCACCGGCATTATTTAATACCCAATCTGTACCTTCCCAAATAAAAGTTTCATCTTCAGATATTGTTTTGGAATTTGCTATCTGTTCTCTTGCTGGATAATTTACAGCTGGAAGAAGAACAACTCCATCATCTGTTTGTTTTTTCTGCCTAAAAGCTCCAGTATAATCTGTATAATTTGTTTGTTGTTCATACAGTGAAATCCATTGGGAACCATTCCATTCCCAACCAAATTCTTTAACATTTTGTGGTTGACCTTGTATTATTACTACACCACTAACAAATTCTCCAGCTCCATCGTCTAAGTATCCGGATTTTACACTCCACATATTTTTGACTGAATCGTATTCGAAACCTTCTGTATCTGCTCCTGAATCAACATTCCATTGCATTCCACCCTTAAAAGTTTCTTCAACTACCCATGTACCTTTACCAGAGGATTTTTGACCAACCTCTATATCCAACTGACTTGGCTTCGGATCTGGATATTCTGAAGCTGGCATTGTTTGAAAGCTTTCAGGTGGTGCAGTTGGCTTTGCGTTAACAAATTCACCGTTTACCACAAGTAAAGGATCGAAGTAATCAGTTTCTGCATTCCAACTTGCTTGACCAGGACTTTTTACTGCATTAAAAATTAAACCATCGTTTGCTTCTACTTCTTCAATAGAAACTATAGGTGCAGGTGGTGGGCTAACTACATCTCTATAATAGTGATACAAACCAACGCTTGCTCCCTTTCTCAATCCTTGATCGAAATTTACAGGAGCAGACTTTTGATACCAACTAACTCTAATAGTATCACCTGGTTTTACACCATATCCTGCTAATGTTGCAATTGTACTGTCATTAGATCTTATTCCCATCCACCTGTGTGGCCACCAAGATTTATTTGTATAATCGTTACTAAGTCTTGGATCTTCTAAACCATTAACGTTGTAGTAACTTTCATCTGAATTCCATGCGTCTAAAGCATCTTCTTTCATTCTATCTAAAATGTAAGGAAGATAATTTAAATCTGGGAAAAACATACATGGTTCTCCATCCAGTCCCTTATCTAAAGTCCATTGTGCATGATACCCAGATTGACTAGTACCAGCATGAGAATATTTTGATGTAGGTGATTGGCTATTATACCCATTAGTCCACCCTTCTGATCCATCTGGTGCAGTAACTGTTATGGCTCTAGAGTGTAATTCCTGATCCCAATCAGCTATAGCTCCACCAGGTTTTCCTTCTGATCCTTCTTTTGGAATTAGTATTGGTTCGAAAATTGTTTCTATTTCAGAATCAGTATAGCTTAATGCAGTAGACATATCGTCTATTGCTAATCCATCTTCAATCGTAAGAATTCCACCAGCCATATTTGGAGTAAATCCAGCATTTCCCTCTGGAAAAGTTGCTTCCATTAGTGTACCCTCTGGATCTGCATATTTTATAGTTCCAGCTGTTGTTATTTCTACTGTACTTTCTGATTGATTTTGAATTCTGGTGAATGGGTTAACTTCAGAACCAAGTTGTAACATTGCACCGGCCCATAATATTTCTGTTCCTACTATAGAATCTTGACCAGCCAAAGCTGTAGTTTCTGGTGACCATATACACCTGAACTGAAACGAATTTTCTTTTGTGTTTGTTAGTGTAAACGTATTGTGTATTCTTTGCCATTGTCCAGTAGCTTTTATGTATTCACCGTAAGCTGTATTTCCAGTTAAACCCCATGCACCCGAATGAGCCATTAATTGAACATAACTATTTTCTGGTGCTTTAACCCATACACTCATAGTCATCGTTACACCTTCAATGTCAGAATCGATTCTAGCTGCTGGACCTGTATAGAAAGAATAGTTAACCTTAACCATTCCTGCTTGTGCACCAGGTGAAGTTCTATTAATACTTTCTAAAAATCCTTGTGATAAGTTAATAGCACTCTTTACTGTGGCCTTTACAGCTAACTGACCAACTGGATTTGCTTCAGCAACTGATTCCAAAAACAATGCTCGTTTAAGTACTAAATCCTGTTGAGTTAAAACGTCTACATTTGGCCATGCTCCATGAGAAACATATCCATATAAACTATCTAAATTTTTATCCTTTAATAAGTTCGGTCTTAAAGTATCAATGTCAATATCTGGATCAACTACAAATTCATCTCTTTCTTCGGGTATGATTGTTTTACCCATAAAGTAAGCATCATTTATTCTTATAGTACCGTTAATCCAGTTTCTAGGTACGTTAAACTCTGGTGGGAAATTTATAATGTTGTTTGTTGGATTTGCAAAGGTTGCGGTCATTCCCTCTTCAGGAAACCAATTAAGACAATTATATGCAGCCAATCTAAATGATTCAATATAATTTTCGTCATTAATAAATCCAGGAGAAACGATCAATTCTGTTCTATCTGAAGAAATTTCTTGTATTATAAACTTATTTTCTTTTACGTAAAGCTGATCTCCTTCTATTGTTTCAGATTCTGGATGTTCTGTTTGTGCATACAAATATCCATCTTCTGCTTCATTAAATTGACCAAAGTAAATTTTTTCTTTACCATTTACAAGTATAGGAAATGGCCCACCAGCCTTCAATCTCATAAATTCAAACTTTAAAGTAAACCTTCCACGCCTATATCCTAAAGAACGAAGTATTGCACCAGGATCTAATCTAACAATTGCTGGTTCACCTGTCATCGATGTGTTTATGAACGATTCGAATTCATTATGCGTCATAAATTCGGTGGCAATTAAACCTCCATTATTTCCATAAACGCAAATTTTTATAACATCATTTGGATCTAACCCGAATAATTTATCCGGCCATTTATCAGAAAGGTATACTTCTCCACCAAATTGTGGATATAATTCATTATCTCGATAAGTTGTATAATCGTTAGAATCTGGTAATGTTATTAAATCGAATAACTTATCAGGAATATGTTTTAACCTGCGTGATTTTTGGCTAGGCATTATAGTTCCTCAAATTGTCTATTCAGAATATCCTTAGTGTCTGCGTTAGTCCTATATCTTCGTTGATAGATCATACACCGTAAAAATTGATTGTCTGACTGGTATCTTTCTCCAGTTTGTGGGTCTTCATATAATTGAATAACATCATCAGAATTTCTAAAGCTATCATTAAGGTTTCCACCTTCTGCTAACCATTTAGATCTTGCAGCATTATATTCTGCATGATATTTTACTTCGTCCCTTGATTTAATGGACTGATAATGTTCGTTGGCTTCTAATTCTTGTTGAGTATATGGCATTATCTTCTACCTAATCCAAATCTGGGTTGGTTCATTGATCCACTATTTTTTGCTAACCACTTTTCATGTTGATTAGCGGTTCTACCTTCTCTAGCCCACTTCTTATTTAGTGCGGCCCTTTTTTGTTTTCTTTGTTTAGCAGCTTTGTTTGGCATTATCTTTCCACCTTAAATGCATCATCACCGTCAAAATAATTAACGGTCTTGTTTATTCCAGAACCACTTTCAATTTTAAATTCAACTTTATAAAATCTTTCTGCTTCTAACCCTTCTGTTCTTAGATTAAAATAGTTCCCTTCTGAATCACAGCTAATAACAGATCCTGTTCCAAACGGTATTATTACTTGATCAGTTTTAGTATCAACTATAGAATAATAACTAGATCCACTTGGTAATGTTTTTACATCCTGATAAGATGATGTAACTGAATGTGTTCTTGCTGGAAATTGCTCTCGACCCTTTACACGAATAGTAGATAAACTACCTTTCTTATAAACTGGTCTAAAATTTTCTAATCGTATATGTAATCTTTCTATTTGACTAGATGTCAATGAATCCAATGATCCGGTGCTCCATACTGAATCATCCCAAACAGCTTCTAATCTTGGTTGAAATACTGTGTGAGTATCAGATGAAAAGAATTTAAATAGTCCACTATATTGACTACCTGTTTCTTCAACGTCTGCACGCTTAATTAAGAATCCTTCGTTTGATATGGAACCACTAATCCAATGGTTAACAATATTGGTGACGTCCATTCTCATGTCTATGTCATCGTTTTTGTTAAACGTTTGTGAAGCTGTATATTCTGAGCCAGAAAAATATGTACTTCCCCAACTTCCACTATCTATGTGACCCCACTGAGAACCAGTATCTGCTGTTCTATATCTCCAACTTACTCCATTTTCACCCTGTGGTGTATCTGAAAATTTACCATCTCCTTCATCCCAACTTTGTGATGTTGCATAAGCATATAAAGTTTGATCTCTGTTTAATTCAGATGCACCAGCATCATACATGTTTAAATAAAATTTAGATCCAGAAGCTATTGTACCATCTGATACAGAAGCGGAAATTGTCGATATATCAAACTGAATTAATGATCTAGCAACCTTATCAAATGATGTACTAAAGGTTTGAAAGGTTTTACCTACTTCTAATATCTCGTCGAGTCCAGTGTTTTTCTTACTAGAATCATTGGATTCTACTGGACCTCTAACAATTGTAGCATCTTTTTCAGGGTATACAAAAAAGTGAGCCATTAATAATCTCCTAAGACTTTACCAACGATGTCAGAATTTGGAAATTTTACTTCAAATATTGCTGGATCCAATGAAGGATAAATAATTCCGTTTTTAGTTGCAGCCTGTATATCATAAATGTTTCCAGAATATCCAGAATTCTCTTTGAATTTATTTGTAATAACGATCAGTTGCTTCTCAGGATTATTGTTTATCGGTGGAATTACATTATTAACACCATCAACTAATGATATTTCATAAGCAATATCAGATAAAATAATTGGTTGATTAATTTGCCACTTATCTATGTCAAAATAGTCTTTTACTTTTTGTATACATTGTAAAATTACTTCTTGCTTATTAAATGCTTTTTTGCAATAGATCGCAAACCTGACTCCAATATTAATAGTATACGCGTCTTTTAAATTTATGGCGTCTGTTAATATTCTGTATGGTCCTAAGTATTGTCTGACATTTCTCTTAGTGGCTTGATTAACCTTTACTAGTTGCTTATTGTTGTTATACCCAAGAATATAGAAATTTAATGCCATTGGATTAGGTATTCTCTGTTGTACCTTTGACATAGGTATTTCCCCACCAAAATCATCTAGAGTTTGTTGTGTTATGGTTGATTCTTGAATTACACCTTCACCAGCATTTAACTGATCATCTTGCGTAATGTATATTTTAGCAACGTTACCAAACTTAGCTGGTAAATTATAAATTCTGTTAATGTAATCCTCTTTAGATACAGCTCTATTTTGTGCTTGAAAATATTGTCTAGTATTTTCTTTCATTTCTTTTAGAGATTCTTTTCCTCTACCTCCAGTAGCTGGGACAGGATTATTAACCGCTATTGAATTTCTAGATTCTCTTAATGCTGCTCTCTTAGTTGATGTTGTAGCAAAATTCTGAGGATTCTCCATTAATAATTTTAATTCACCTATACTGTTAATAGTGTTCGATGGAACGTTTGCTTCTACTCCACCTCCATAACTGTATTCAACGGTCAGTGTTGTATTGCTAGGTGCTGCGCCGTAGACTGCTGTGGTTAAAAAATTTGCAGGGTCTAGTGCACTGTTATTATTTAAGTAGTTCGTATTTGTGAACGAATTACCAACCGTTGACGGATTTGGTATTACTTCTTCATCAGCTGAAGTAGCTGTACCTGATCCGAATTGAATTGTTGTTCTGTCATCTACACCAACTTTTGTTTTAAATCTTTTCTGTGTTCTTATGACCTTTAAGAGATATGGAGTAGTGTCATTATATGCAGCCAAATTTTCGTCAAACTCTGCAGTATTTGGTACATCATCAAATATTATATCTTGTGCTAGAGAATCTACTTCATACCATTTATTACCATCGCTATCAGTTACTGATATTATTTCTAATACTGGAAATTTCCCTAGTCTTACTGAATCATAAGCCTTTGCATCTGTAAAATCAAACTGTTCCTTCGTAATAGTACCACTTACAACACTTGTTGTCTTCTTTAACAAATATTTAGAGGGAACTCCATCATCATCTATTTCGTATATTGATACTTCAGTTGGATCTGCGGAACTGGAATGTTGAAAATCAATATTTCCCAATGTTCTAAACGATTTGCCATATTCGTTGCTTTCTACAACTGAACCTTCCTTTATGGTATACCCATAATCATAATCTGGTTTTGCAGCATCTCCAGATCCTTTAGCTGGAACTGTTTGAAAAAAATCTACACTTGCTATAGAAGGGCTTGACAATAATGGTTTGTAACCAAATGATTGAGCAATATCTAAAACAGTTTTTCTTTCTTCTGCATAAACCAACAACGACTCTCTAAATTGTTCATCTATATAAAATGAAAGTACATCACCAATATATGACGCCATTTCTATGAACATCATTCCAGGTGAGGATTCATTAAAATCTGCATACGCATTTGGAAAATACGTTTTTGCAAACTCTACTAGATCTCCCTTAAATGAAGCAAAGTTTTTATTTAGGTAGTTTACCTGTTTTGGTCTAGGCTTAACGCTTGCCATACTAGTCTCCGGATCTCATTAAATTTAACTGTAACGATTCTAAAGAATTCGGATCAGTTACTAACGCATACTGCACTGTTATGTTAACTGCATTATCGTTTTGTCTTGCATCTATAATTACGCCATTTAGAAGAACATGCGGCAACCAGTTTGCAACTGATAATCTTATTTCGTCTTCTAATCTCTTTGCAAAATCTGTTGTAAAATTTTCAAACAATAAATTAAAGATATTACTTCCAAACTCTGGATTTCCTACTCGTTCACCCTTTACTGTCAATAATAAATTCTTTAAATTAGATTTTGTCTGTTCTAACAATGTATCAGATTGTTTAAAGAAACCATTTTTGCCAACCTTAAGAGGCAAAGTTACTCCTATCTTTGAATCTGGATCGTTATCCCTTAAAAATACTGTCGTTGTTCTTGGATTCTCTAGTGCCATTATTTAATAGTTCCTCCTCCAGCTCCGAGCTGAGAAGCAAGTTGTGATGTTATCTTTGTAAACGTAGCTCCTATTTGCAAAGCTCTTCCTCTTGTAGTTAAATACCGTTGACCTGCATTTGTTATCGCAATACCAATATCTAATGATTGGTTTAAATCTTGTACAGCTTGTAATCTTTCGGCTTGATTAACAGATGTTACAATTGTGTTAAGTGCACCAATTAGTGGTGTAAACGACTCAGATTCCCATGGTGGAATAGTCGCACTTGGATCTTGCATAACTTGTGCCCTAGAAACATAATCATGAATAGCAGCAGCCTCTTTTCTAGAAGCTTCTATATTTTGTTTATATTCCTGTATCTTGGGTTTTGTCTTTAAGAACTTATTTTCATTTGTTTTTTCGTTCTTAAGATTTGCAAGATTTCTAACTAATCTAAGAAGCTCTAGTGCCATGCTTTGTCTCTATAGCTTTAACAACTTTTGCGGAATGACCACTCATAGCTTTCTTTAAAAAATCTGGTGTATCGTCACTTACTTGCATTTGCTGAGGAGCAGCCAATGTATTCATATCCTGTGAAGTATATGTTTTTCCACCCATAGTTGGATATTCATCATTACCCATTATTCCACCTTGAGTTTCATTAAGAACTTTCTCTAATACTGGATTATCCTTTATTGATATATCAGGCTTAGTTGTTGGTGCAGGTTTAGCTGCAACTAACTCTTCTTTTTTAGGTAGAGGAGGATTAGTAATTTCATTAATTACATATTTTATCTGCTTAGCAACTTCTTTAGACACCATTTCTTTTATTAATGTTTTTAGCATGTCTACTTGTTTTTGTTTCATTGTTAACTTCCTTTATATTATATATTAACTAAAGTCTCTAGTTTTTTCAAAATCATCTAAATCTGTTAAACATTCTTGCATATCAATTATCTGAGAATTTATCAATGCTTCTAATTCGTCTTGTGACATCATAGCATTATCAGATTCACCTGTTCCACCATCAGGTCCCATATTCCAACCATCTTCATTTGGAATAGTTGCTGGTGCAGTTAACGAATCACCAGTTGTATTATTAACCGCTGTACCAGATGAGATTGTATCTCCAGGATTTAAGTTTAAACCTGGCTCCAAGTAATCTTCATCATCTGTACCATCTCCTAATCCATCGGCAAGAGAATCGGTTCCGTCATCTGCGATTCCTCCTGCTGTATCACCTATATCTCCAGGTCTCTGTTCTACATATATTCCACCTAAAGCTTCGCACTGTTCTTTTGTTAACCCAGATTCCATACCTCTATTTGTTGCACACTGTGCTAATATCTTAGAAAGTTGTGCTATAAGTTGTGGAAGAATTTTTGTTGTATCAGTTATATTCTTAAATGCAATATCTATCATATTGACCATACCATTTACTATCTGTAAAAGAAATAAGAATGCTTCTACTATTCTAATAGGTGCAAAAATAAACTTCAATAATTTAATTGCTTTTTTTATGGCTTTAATTATTTTTCGAACTTGTTTTAAAATCTTTCTTACTTTAGACAGGTTACGTTGAACCTTCCTCATAATCTTTAATAATTTTTCCACGTTAGGAACATACTTACACGCATCATCTGGATCCATCTCCACTAGTGCAACTAAGTTTCTAGTCTTTGCTAAAAATTTACCCTGTAAAGCGGTGAGCTCATTTATCTTTTGTTGTATTACCACCCACCAAGCCATGTCCAAACCTGGAATATCTAAGTCTAAATCTAATTCTGCAATTGCATCGTCTAAAAAGTTTCCTCGTTCTGGTTTACCAGCTAATTCCTGTAGAGAACAGTATGCATCGTCTTCTCCATCACTCGTTGGAGAAACAACAGCTCCATCATCTGCAACAGTGTAACCTTCTGTATCAACTTGAAATGGAGCATCTATAACTTCTCCATTTGGACCATTAACTTGTCCGTTTATTACAAGATCTCCAGGTTTTAAATCGGTTCCAGCAGCAAATGCTTTAGCTTCACCACCATATCCACTGTGTATTACATCAGCACCATCTGGACCAGCAACAAATCCACCTTCGGTTACAAAATCCCCCGCTCCCAAAACAGTTCCAACTGGATATAAATCTGTAAATTGTAAAGTTCCAAATATTTCTCCTGCAAGTTGATCTGTTTCGTTCTGATCTGGCTGCTCAGAATTACCAGTCTTAACTGCAGAACCACCAGTAATTTGATCACCTAAAAGTAATTTAGCATTTTCTGGAAGATGTCTTTTTGCAGATGTAATGTTTTTACAAAATAAATCGGCCATTATAATCCACTTCTCTTCTTTTGGGAAATATTAACATTATTACTTAATAATCTTTTCTGTAATCTTTCCTTTGTTACTTCCGCAGCATAAGATTGTAAACCAGATCCTGCTCCACCCAAACCAGGTATAGGAAC